GGGGCTGGCCAGCGCCGCCTCGCGCGCCTGCGCCTCGGCCTGCGCGCGCGCCCGCTCGGCGAGCTCCGCCTCGGTCGGAATGAGCTCGGGCGGCACGCCGGACCGCCAGGCCGCCCAGCGCCCGGTGCGCGCCAGGTCGATGCCGTTCTCGAGCAGCTGCTGCCCGAAGGGCCCGAGCGCCACGCCGGCCTGAATGAAGCCCAGAACCGCCGAAAGGTCCGCCCGGTCCTGCGCCTGCGCCAGAGGGCTGACGGCACGGATGCGCACCATATCGTCGCGCACCGCCTCAAGCAGGCCGCGGAAGCGCTCAGCGGCGAAGACGCCCGCCTCCTCCAGGATGTCGAGGCAGCGCACCACCAGCGGGTTCAGCGCATCCGCCTGCAGCCGCCCGAAGGCGCCGGTGTCCTGCTGGAAGCGCCGCACCCGCTCGGTCACCTCGGTCGCGGTCAGCCCCACCTGCACCTCGGGCGGCAGAGGATCGTCAAACAGCGTCTGGCGTATGGCGGTGCGCAGCCGCTCCATCAGGTCCTGGCTAAGCGCGAACTGCGCCGGCGGATCGAGCGGGCGGATCGACGGGCCCGCCGCGCCGCCATTGCTGCGCACCGGGATCAAAGCACCCGGCACCAGCCGGATGGTGGCTGGGTTGATCACCCCGTCATCGGCCACCGTATAGGCCGGCGTGACGGCGAAGGAGGCCGCGCGCAGATAGAGTTCCATCAGCTTGTTCAACACCCGGATGTCGGGCAGCGCCGCAGCCAGCGGCCCGCGGCCATGCGTCTCGCCTGGGCTCTTGCTCCAGCGCGTGACTATCCAGGGGCAGGTGCGGTAGCGCCGCTCGGCCAGCACCGCCTTTGATGCGCGGTGGATCACCGTCATGCGCCAGGCGTCCTCCTCAGGGTCGAAGACGGTCGCCTGGGTCAGCTCGATCACCCGCTCGGGCTCCTCGCGCTCTGCCCGCGCCACCTCGTCAGGCACCTCGGCGAGGTCAGGATACAGCCGGCGCAGGACCCTGGCGGCGACGTTCTGGCGGAAGAACACCCCTTCCACCGTGCCCATCGGCCCGTCGTCGAAGGCGACCAGAGCCGCAGGCACCGCCTGGAAGCGGAGCAGCGGCGCGCCGGGACGGCGGGCGGAAAGCCGCCCGTTCTCGACCAGCAGGCAGCCGACCCCGGCGGCCAGGTCGAGCGCCCATTCGTTGATCACCTGGTCGAAGTTGCTGGCATGGATGGCGGCAAACAGCATGTCGGTCGCCGCAGCCAGGTCGCGCGCCACGTCGGCTGCCATGGCCGATCCGGTCATCTCCGGCGGCAGGGCAAGCTGCGCCCAGCGCTGCTGCGGCGGGAACAGCGCCTGTTGCAGGCGGTTGGCGAAGCGCGCCACAGCGATCACGGCGGTGCTGTCATACACCTTCACCGTGCGCTCAACGCCATAGCCATAGGCCTGCCAGGCGTCACGCTCTGGCATGGCATAGGCGTAGATGTCGCGCATCAGTGACGCGAAGGCGTCGCGCTTGCGCTCCGCCGCCTCGATGCGCTTGAGCAGAGCTTGCGGCGCCTCGGCCACGACTCAGCCCCCGAGCCGCCTCTGCAAGCCGAACGGCAGCGGCTGGTCTTCCGTGCCCACCTCGCTGCCGCCGAGCAGCAGCGCACGGCCGCGGTAGCGGTTCTCGCGCGCGCGCCGGCGCGCCTCCTCCTGCGGCTTGACCTCTGCCTCCCGCGCCTTCTCCTGCGCCTTGACCTCTGCCTCCCGCGCCGCGATGCGCGCCTCCTGCTCGCGCAGCAGCTGTTCCTGCCGCGCGAGCTGCGCATTCATGGCCGACGTGTCCACGCCCTTTGACTTGCCGCCCATCTCATGCCCCCTGTGCTGACGGATAGGGCGCGACCGGCCGCGCGCCCAGGCGAATGACGGCGCGGCGCAGCTGCCGCGGCGTCCAGATGCGCCACCCATGCAGGCCGAGCAGCGCCTTCACAAGCTCCACGCAGGTCATGGGCGGGCGCAGCGCAGCCCGACGCGCGACGGCGCGCGGCCGCACCCTCAGCGCCTCTCCCTGCCACGACCACATCAGGCCGCGCGCGCAGCTCTCGGCAGACAGCTCCACCCATTCGAGGCCGAGCACGCTGCCGGCATGGTCAAGCACCAGCGTCCGCGCCGGCCCGGCCGGCACCAGCGCCACCACATGCGCCCGGTGCCGATCGGTGAACAGCCGCTGCCACCAGCGCAAGCCTTCGCTTGCCGCGCGCGGTCGGAACACCAGGAACACCTCTGCTGGCGCGGCCGGGGCGGTCATGGCATCCTGCCCTTGTGAGCGAGACGCCCGACAACCTGGTGCTGGCCCTGCTGCGGCGGCTGGATGAGCGCACCGCGCGGATCGAGGACAGGCTCGCCACAATCGAGCGCAGGCTTGCATTGCGCGACCAGGAGGCGGCGCTCGACCGCGCCGATTTGCTGGCGCTCTCCGGCCGCGTCGCGCGCATCGAGCGGCGGCTCGACCTCGCGGAGGGGTAGCCGAAGCAGCGCCATCGCCTCAGCCGTCATAGCCGAGCATGTCCCGCAGCACGGCGGCCTCGTATTTCACATCCTCCGGCACCGGGCAGTCCTCGGGCAGCAGCTCGGCCGCCTGCTCAAAGAGGCTCAGCGCCAGACGAAGCAGCGCACGCGGCTGCGGGTTCCAGATGTCCTGCGCCGACCACAGATGGTTGCCCACCATCACCAGCGCCGTTGCGTCCGCCGGCAGGCCCTGGCGCAGCACTTCCATCGCCTCGCGCAGCCGCAGCTTTTCGGCCAGCGGCTCCGGCGCGCTCACCGCGCCACCGGCCGCGTCGCTGCCGCCCCCTGCTGGTGCCGCCACTGGTCGTGATGCGCCCAGTAGGCGCGCAGGATCGTGGCCGCGTGTTCGCCCGGCTCCTCACCATGCGCGGCCGCCCGCGCGGTCAGCCAAGCGGCGAACATGCTGTCGAGCTCAACCACCACGCGCAGCGGCGACGCCGCCTCGGGCGAATCGCCCGCCACAGGTTCCAAGGTCAAAGCCATGACATCGTCTCCTTCGCGAAGGGGTTCCAATCGATCCGCGCCTGCATCGGCAGCGGCCGGCGCAGGCCCGGGCGCGCCGAGGCCTCTGCCAGCCCCTCGGCATCGAGCAGCGCGTATTGCGCCGCCTCCACCAGGTGGCTCGCCCAGTTCTTCACCGCCCGGTCGCCGCGCCGCCCGGCCGTGACCTGCCAGCGGTAGTCGCGCGCGAGCGCACGCGCCATCAGCCGGCAGGAGGGGTCGAGCACGAGGCCCGGCTTGCCGGCCTCGAGCAGCCGCGTCAGCGGCCGGCGCAGCGCCTCCATGCGCAGCGTCGGGTCCTGGCTGCGCGCGGTCGTCACCGGCAGCCCGGCCGCGCGCGCCACGATCTCTATCCAGGAACTCTCGCCCGCCTCTCGGTCGGCGCCGAAGGCCGCGGCCGGATCAGCCACCACCTCCGCCGCTACGCCTGGCGCGCGCTCGGCCAAGAGCGCCGCCAGCGCCTCGCCGAAGCGCCGCGGCCCGACCACGCCGGCGCGCTCGCGGTCATGCGTCGAGAGCTCCGCGAGCATGCGCCACTGGCCATCGGGGGCGCGCTGCAGCACCGCAGCCGCAGGGCTGCCGCCGGCATCCACCCCGATGCGCAGCGGCGCGCCCGAAAGCACCGGCAGCGGCTTGGCCGACACATGCACGGCTTCGGAGAACTCCGGATAGACGGCCGCCTCCTCGCGCACCAGGCCGGGGATGTTCTCGATGAAGCGCCGACGCTCGTAATCCGGCAGCACCGCCGCCTGCCGGCGGTAGTAGTCGGGGCCGAGCACGGCGAGGTTCTCGGCCTCTGGGCTCAGGCCCGAGGGTTGGCGATACAGCACCCAGCCTTCGCGCGGGTTCTCGATCATATCCCGCACCACCCAGCTGTCCGGCTCCGGCGCGTTGCAGGTGCCCCACACCTGGCGCGGATTGATGGCCAGAGTCTCGGCCGGGTAGCGGCCGGCGCGCTTGAACAGCGTCGCCATCACGTCGGCGTCCATCAGGTCGCATTCGTCGACATAGGCGTAGGAGAACTCGAAGCCGCGCAGCGCATCGTCCACGGTCTGCTCGCCGATGCCGCGGAAATGCACCTCGAGCTCGATTCGCCCGCCATCCGGATGGCGCAGCGTCAGGCTGTGCCGCTTCGGCGAGCCCTCCTTGCCGACGAAATGCCCGAGGCTCTTGGGATACCAGGAGAGCCAGGAGGGGATGGTGCTGGCCTCCATGTCGGTCATGCGCTGGCGCATGACGAGGAAGCGCACGCGCCGCAGCCCAGGCGCCGTCTCCGGCCAGCGGAACGCCATCAGCACGCCGCGCTGCAGGCCCGTCACCGTCTTGCCGCCGGCGGCAGGCCCCATCAGCACGGAGACCGGCGCCGTCGTGTCCACGAAGGCCGTGCTGACCGGCCCGGGGCTGGTCCAGGGGCGCGGGCTACTCATGCGCGCCCGTCCCGTCCAGGAACAGCTCGAGCGGCACCAGCACCGCCCGCGCCAGCCTTGCGCCAAAGCGCACGCATTCTGCCGGCTGCGCACCCGGGGCCTGCAGCAGCACGCCCTTCCAGGCGCCGGGGGCGCCGGCGCGCGCCGCCCATTGCGTCTTCTCGAGCAGCTTGGCCAGCACCGGGTTGGCGTTGGCCACCGCCACATGGCCGATCTGCGGCCCGGCATTCTGGCTGGACGGCTCGGCCGACGGATCGTCCCAGCGCCCGCGCAGGATGCGCCCGGCCTCGTCCCGCATGGGCACGAAGCGCAGGCCATGGAGCGAGAGAACCTGGTTGGCGCGCTCGGCCCGATCGGGCGGGATCGGCACCAGGTTGCCGGTCTGCGGGTCGGGCTCGCGCCGCACCTGGGCGGCGGTCTCGAGCAGCTCGGCCACGCTCCGCTCGCTGCGCCCGCCGTCGTCCTTCAGCGGGGTCGCGGCCAGCGTTTCGATTAGGCGGAACCATTCCGGCCGTTCCTCGGCGCGGTCCGGCGCGGTCGCTTCCGCCACCAGCTGCGCCCATTCCGAGAGGCTGTCGCTGTCTGGCTCGAGGTCCTGCTCGGCGATCCAGGCGGCGGCGAGCAGCGTGCCATACTGGTCCTGCGCGCGGGGTTCGAGACCCTCGGCGGCCAGAGCCTGGCGCCAGGCCTGCAGCACCTCAGGCCAGCGCCGCCAGCCGTCCAGCGCCCGGCGGAACAGCCGCCGCCCCAAGAGCTCCAGCACCGCCGGGCGCAGCAGCGGGGCGCTGCTGCCGGGCAGCGGCTTCTGCAGCTGCAGCACCGTGATCCGGCTCGCATCCTGCGCCTTCAGCGCGGGGCGGACGACGGAGGCGCACATCGCCGTGAAGCGCACCGTCTGCACGATGGTGGTCTGATCGACCTGCGCGCGCATCACCGTGCCACCCGTCGAGGCGATGCGCATAAGCTCGACCACGGCATTCAGCGCGCGGTTGTCCTCGCTGGGCTCGGTCTCGTCGAGGACGACGGGCCGCGCGTCGTAGTGCAGCGTGGCGCGCACCGATGGGGCGGAGGCGCTCTCGCTCATCAGAGCGAAGTCGCCGCGCTGCAGCATGTGGCCCACGGCTTCCAGCAGGGTGCTCTTGCCGGCGCCGCGTGGGGCAACCAGCCACAGATGCGGCCGCCAGGCGAGCGCCCCGCACAGGAAGCCGCAGACGATCCAGCCCAGCAGCAGCCGCGGCGCCAGCCGAGGCTCCGCCCAGCGCCAGCAGTCGAAGAGCGCCAGCGCCTCGGCCGCCGGTCCGGCGGGGCCGGCCGCCTGCGGGTCGGGCGCCGGGCCACGCCATTCCGGGCGCAGCGGATAGACGCGGTTGCCAATCACGCCCACTGGGCGCTCCCGCCCGCCCACGATCAGCGTGCGGCCGAGATGCACGCGCAGCTCGCCGTCCTCGCCCGGCCAGACGCCGCGGCCGTGGATGTTGTCGGCCGGCTCCCAGGACCGGCCCTGGCCTTGCGCCGCGGACATCAGCGCGGCGGTGACTGCGTTGACCTCGAAGTCCTTCGGCTCGCCGGTCTCCTTGTCGAAGGTCTTGGGAAAGGTC